AAGAGTGGCACACTACATTATATTTATGCTATCACCTGGGCCTGCCTTATTACGGCGAATCCACGGCAATAAAGGAACTGAATGAACACGATATTGATTACTATTTCACATGGGGATCAGCGGAACGGTTATCTGAATACAAGGAAATCACAGGGAAGACGCTTGGCCGGTTGCGGGTTTATTCGTTGAAATAATTGTTGACTTTTTGAGAAAAGGCGTTTATAATTAGGGTGTAATTGGGAGATTGTATGATGAGGAAATACAATAAACAAAAATTAACAATATCCGGGCCGGGGTTTCCATCATCAAGGTCTTCTCCCAATTACCTTCTTGATTCCCGGCCTGTTTTTATTTGGGAGACACCATGAAACGAATAGCGTTGACGCAGGGCAAATTTGCGTTGGTGGATGATGAGGACTATGAGTGGTTGAATAAATGGGTGTGGCAAGCGTGGACGACAAAAAGGGATAAAAAAGTTTATTATGCAATTCGCCAGAATTATATTAACGGGATAGAAGGTACTTTATTCATGCATAGGGCTATTCTGGGCCTAAAACTTAACGACGGAAAAGAGGTTGACCATAAAGACCATAATGGTTTAAATAATCAGCGTCATAATTTGCGGGTCGCTTCAAAATCAGCCAATATGTCAAATTACAGTGGAATTAGGACTAATAATACAAGTGGTTTTACCGGGGTAAGCTGGTGCAAGTATAAAAATAAATGGCGAACACAGATAAGCCTAAAGGGTAAAATCACTACTTTAAGATATTCCCATTCCAAGATCAAGGCCGCCCATATATACGATCGAGCCGTGATAGAATTCAGAGATGAGTTCGCAACGACGAATTTTCCGCGAGAGAATTACAAATGAAATGGTTCAAGCTAGAGCATGATATTTTTGAGGATTATGAGATGCTGGAACTATCAGACGATGAACAACTGATCTGGATCAAGCTATTATGCGAGGCCAGTAAATCAAAAATTCGTGGAAAAATTCAAACTTTTCCAGAAATTTTAGCGAAAAAATTTAAAAAACATTGGAAAAAATTTGAAAAAGTTCTTGAAAAACTTGAAAATCTAGGCTGGATCGAAGTAAACAAAGATGAGAAATATATTTTAATAAATACCTTTGGAAAGAAGCACTTGCAGCATGGAGATTCCACTGAAAGATCACGCAAAAGTAGGGCTTTGCAACGCGAATGCAACGAAAATGCAACGCCATTAGATAAAGATAAAGATAAAGATAAAGATAAGAATATATCGTCAACGCCGGACGTTGACTTGACCGATAAAAAAGAAGACGATCCGAAAGAACCAGAAAAACCGGAAGAACCAAAAAATGACATTCCATACGAGGCTATCGGGGAGCTTTGGAATCAAATTTGCGGACCGGTATTAAGCCGGATAAAAGAAGTGACACCGGGCCGGCGCCAGAAAATCAAAACACGCTGGAACTTCAAAGGCCGTGGGGATCTGGTATTCTGGAAGGATCTGTTTTGTGCGATAGCCGGGACGCCGTTTCTCCTGGGTGACAGTAACCAGGGCTGGAAGGCTTCATTCGATTGGGTGATGAATAATAACGAGAATGCGGCGAAGGTGCTTGAAGGGAACTATGTGAAACAGAAACGAGCGCATCCTGAATGCCATATTGGATCAGGGCCAGAACCAGAAATATATACAGGAAAATTCGTCAAAACTTGTCCGAACTCTGAAAAGTCGGGTAGGATTTGTGACGAAGATTGCCTGCTATGTAAAGGGACGGGACAAATAGAAATAGATCCAGAAAGGAGCCAATAAAAGTGAATAAGACTAAAATGAAGAAAACCGCGAATTCTTACAAAGCGATTTATTGGAAAAAATCGTTAAGCCGCTGGAAATGTCCTGATTGTGGAAAGACGCCAGAGCTAACCGGGGAATGGCGTTTTAACGGCAAAGACTGGGAGCATTATCACGGATATCCGATTGGGCATGTTGTCTGTATTAAAATAGCGAAAGCGGGAAAGCCAACATGATTGACAAAAAATTAGCGAAGGAACTATGTCAGGGAAATATTGAGAAGATACTATCCGATTATGAACGGATGACGGGTGAAGAAATAGAGAAAGTCCTGATTAAGCGAAAAGAGAGAGTTCTAGTCAAAGATGATTTCATTATTCCATTTTATACTGTGATATTTGAAATAAAGGAGCAACCATGAGCACGAGTAAACAGAAAAGGGTCAATCATGGCCGCACGAGTTGGACCAACGCAGACGAGAATCATTTCCTTGAAAATATCGGCACATTTCTTGAGGAGTCGATAGAACTATTTGACCGAGATGAACTGGCTGATAGAAAGATACGTGTTTTGGGCGGCTATATCAGAAGCCTGAAAAATAGAAAATACTTTGGCCGGCTGGAACGCGGATTTTGTGAGAAGACCGCCGAGCGATTATTGAAATGGGAGATCAGGAAGAAAAGGGATCGGGAACGCCATAGAGAGAAAACGGGCTGTGATTGGATAGTTGAAGGGAAGGTGATGTTGTGATCAAACAGAATGATATAGATCAGTATTTTGAGGCTGAAATATTTTTATATGAATATTTTGGATATACAGGAAATCAGGTTTTCTTTGCGGTTAATGATATGCGCGATGAATATTGGTTCATATGCGAAAAGGAAGGATATTTGCGTCATGCTTTTACTGAAAAGGACTTATATGAAAAAGGGGAATATTATGAAGAGATGATAGATAATAAATTTTCTCGTGATGATTATATATTCAAAACAAAGGCTTATACGATGATCTGTATATATGTAGAAACAGAAGACCCAAGATTCCTTGAAACAGCTCTTATATTCGATAATGAAAAGGAAAGGTGATGTTGTGAAAATGAAAAAAGAAGATGCATATCGCGCATTGAAGGCAGTAAGAGAATTAATCCAGAAATCAGGCAGAGTGTATGATGTAACGATTAATACTGTATATGAACATGACGATTGCCCGTCCCGCAATACCCAACACGCGAACAAAATACCAACTGGAGACATGGCAATCACTATCAAAATAAGGCTATGGAGTAAACCACAATGAACGCCGGAACTGAGATACAAATAGCGGCGCAGTTTATGGCGATGGTCGGGCTTGGAATCCTGCTTGTCGTGATCGTCTTCGGATGCGTATGTCTGTATTTTACGAGAGATTATAAGAAGCCGAGGGAGAAGTGATGGAGGCACAGATGGAAACACAGCTTGCGTTTATTATTGGGCTATTTGTGGTGGCCTGGATATTGGGAAAATGGTTAAGCAAAGTGATACCAACGCCAAAAGTCAAAACATTCTTAACACCACCAAAACCACGGCCAAAGGCACCACCAAATTCAAATAAACGTAATAAGGTAACACGTAGAAATGCGTGCGCTCGGTGCGGGAGCATGACTGATATGATTCCAGAAGGCGATAGAGAATGGTCACTTTGTTTCAAATGTATTGATGAGAATTTAAAAGGAAAGTACAATGAAAATAACCAGCATTAAGGAACACAAGTCATATATAGTAAAAACAGATGAAGATGTATTTAGTTATTATAGACGAAACGGGCCGAGCGATTGGGAGACAATGAGAATAGATGGCTGGATGCAGTTTTTTAATTCTGGAGAACTTGAAAAACTATTCCAGGAGAAGATGAAGGAATCAAATGAAAGCGATAAGCTGGGCCTGAGTTCGCATTTACAAGATCTTGAAGTCATTGCGCGAACAATAGAAGATGGACAAAAATATATTAAGGACTTTAAAAAACAAGCGGAAGCGTTAGGGATAATTATAGAAGAAAAGGAGTCAAAATCATGAAATTACTTTCAACCCAAAAAACGGAATATTTGGATCTGGATATAATAGAAACTCTTTTACAATACGATTCATTAAAAGAAAAAATGAAAAAGGTGCTGAAAAAAACAAAATATAGGCGGCATGCATCACCAATTCGGTGGGAACGATTAATGCCTTATGGAGAGCGGTTGCCGATTGAACAGCAAACAGAAATAGATAAATATGAATCATTTTATCAAAAAATGAAGGAGCAAGCAAATGACCACCAAAAATGAACTGATTGAACAGATCCACACGACCTATGTTGACCTAACTACTCTTGTTCTGGGCCTACACAACAAGGAGCACGAGAAAATCATGTCGAAAAGCCAGATAGCTGAAACACAGTATCATCTCATGGCGGCGAAAATGAAGTTGATCCTAGCGATAGATAAGGTGAAGGAAAGAAAAAATGCAAAAAGTGAAAACCTGTGATACACTAGAAACGGAGGCGAAATGAAAAGAACATGCGGCGGTTGTCATGCACTTAAATGGGATGCGGCAACGGAGCGTTTTAATTGTGATTTGAATTATGATATTGATGAATACAATACCAGGCCACTCGAAGAATGCCCAAAACCAAAAACTAGTAATGAGCTTAAAAAAATAAGAGATGATATAAACTTGGCAGCAAGGGCAAATGATGCTTTATGGAATATTTTGAAAGGATGTGGATAAATGACCGATAAATGGAAAAACAGAATCGTTGGAGAATAAAATGCCTGGACGTAAGTATGATTGGGATTCAATAGGCAATGAATATATATGCGGACCAGATGAAGTCACACAAGCATTCCTTTGTGAAAAATATGGCTGTGCGACGGTAACAATTGCCAATAGAGCATCTAAAGAAGATTGGACGGGGCGCCGAATAGAATATAGAAACAAAGTTAATATGAAAATCCAGAAAAAGGCGATCACGCAAGAGGCTGAACTCAGGTCAAGACATATCAAGGTTGCTAAGTTGATGATGAGGAAGGCATACAGGAAATTGTTAAAGGTCTTACCAGACGATTTTGAGATGAATGAACTCCGGCTATGGATGAAGGATGCAAGTGATATTGAACGCAAGGCCGCAGGGATACCGGATGTTATCAGGTATGAGGATATGACCGATGAGGAGCTATTAGATGAGATCCGAGCTAAAATCGCAGACCTACAAGGATCTTAATCAGCTGTGTGATATTGCACGATCAAGAGGTTGGAAAGAAGCACAGATACCGAGCCTTGATGAGCAAGAACCACAGTATTCTAAATTCAAATTAAAATATTTCGACAATTTACAGGGGTTCATGGATGACTGTATCGACTGGAAAGAGGGCGAACATCCGACAGATTATCAGTATGAAATGAGCTTTGAATTATTGGATAAAAAGCGGTACTGTATCCGTGGTCCTCATGGACTTGGAAAGACCATGCTGGCCGCGATAGCGATAATCTGGTTTGCATTGACTAGGGACGGGCTTGATTGGAAGTGTCCCACAACAGCGAGTGTATGGCGGCAGTTATCAAAGTTCTTATGGCCGGAAGTCCATAAATGGGCGCGGCAATTAAAGTGGGATGTTATAGGCCGGGAGCCGTTCAACAATAGAACAGAGCTTTTGACTTTATCTTTGAAGCTGGAAACAGGCGAAGCCTTTGCACTTGCAAGTGATAACCCGGCAGCGATTGAGGGCGCCCACGCCGATCATATCTTATACATATTCGATGAAGCCAAAACGATTATCAGGGAAACATGGGATGCGGCAGAAGGGGCCATGAGTGGGACGGGTGAGGCGATGGCCTTCGCAATATCCACACCGGGCGAGGCCAGTGGGGTATTTTATGATATCCATAAACGGGTTCCTGGATATGAGGATTGGACAGTACGGCACATTCGACTTGATGAGTGCGTAACCGCCGGGCGAGTATCACAAGACTGGGCCGACCGGAGAAAACGCCAATGGGGTGAGGATAGCGAGGTTTATCAAAACCGAGTCCTGGGCGAATTCTCAACAAGTATGGCTCACGGCATTATTCCGTTATCCTGGGTTGAGCAGGCAAATGAGCGCTGGCATGAGCACAATGAAAATGATTCATGGGGCGATTATCTTGGCTGCGGAAGCGATATAGCTGAGGAAGGGGATGACGAGAATATTGACGCGATGCGGTACGAAGCAGGGATAAAAGAGCTTCGCAAATATCCAAATATGCGGACAATGGAACGGGCGGGAACGATTGTGCAAATATTGAAAGTCCTGGGTGGGTTCGCTCATGTGGATGCAACGGGGATCGGCGCCGGAGTCTATGGCCGGGTGAAAGAACAAGATGCGGATTTCAAGGGCGAGGTCTGGGCCTATAAAGGAGCCGAGAAAACAGAATGGACAGACAGGAGTGGAGAGCTTGAATTCCTTAATACAAGATCAGCAGCCTATTACAACATGAGAGAATTGCTCGATCCAGACGGAGACATAAAGATTGCCTTGCCGCAGAGTGATAATCTCACAGGGGATCTGACTACACCAAAGCTGAGGATCACAAGTGCGGGGAAAATGGGGATCACCACGAAAGAGGATGTAAAGAAACTTCTGGGCCGTTCACCGGACGAAGGGGATGCAACGGTTGAAGCCTTCTGGTTGCCGAAACAGCCAAAGAAGCTAAAAAAACTCTCCGACATCCTGATTTCATTCGATTAAGGTTGACTTATGGAACGCTGTTTAGTATAATGGAGACAAAGGAGCGAGCATGAAACTATTCAAACCAAAAAACAGCAAAGTCAATATTATTAAAGAAATAATCGGTAAGAGAATTGCCGGTTTCACATTTGGGAAAGACGAGAAGAAAGATGACCACATCTATTATATCGTATTGGAAAATGGAATCAAAATCGGGATTGCGAGAGTAAAAGACGGTAAAGAAATAGCTGTGGATAGGGGCGAGGTTCTTGAAGATGGGACACGCCTATTATTCAGATTTATTCTGCCTAAGAAATTCCAATAGGGAGAACAAGGAGCGATGATGAATGAAAAAACAAACATGACAAAAACATTCACATGCGCCCGATGTGGGTATGTTGGTGAATGCCGACCGGAGGAGGAAGCACTTGCGGAATTAAAAGAGGAGTTCGGGGATATCAGCCCCGACGATTGTGTCGTTGTCTGCAATGATTGTTGGGAGCTTCTGAGGCTGGTGAATAATCCAGAAGCATTCAAGGCAGCATATAAGCAAAAGGTTGTAGATGCAAAGGAGCAAGCATGAAGAACTGCAGTTATTGTAATAAGCCAGCTACTTCACGAGTCATGGGGGTTGTCCCTGTGTGTAATGAGCACTTAAACATGATAAGGAGCGAGAGCATGAAACTATTCAAAACTAAAGCAAGTCGGAAGATGTTAATCAGTGCCCCATTTTGGGCGTTCCTGTATTGCTATCTGTTTGTCAATTTCGCGATTATTCAGGTTACCATCATAACAGCGATACTCTTCCTGGCAATGATTTTATGCGGCTTCCTGTTGGCTTGGGCTGAGGATGGGGATAAAGATGTAGAATATTACCAGATAAATGCAATGGACTCAGAATCATTTATATCATATTGCCGAGACAATCAAAAGGAGCGATTATGAAAATAGTATCACTGGAAAAAATCATACCTTATATCGTGATAATGGAAGACACGAATAACGAACAAGTAGTTTACAGGAGATCAGGGTTAGCGGTATGGGAAAAACAACGGATGTTTGATTGGGAACGTGTCTATCCGCAAGAACGAGTAAATGAGCTTGAGAGATTGTTCCAAGATAAAAGAAAAAAAGAGCGGATGTTATCAATATAAGGAGTAATAATATGTCACAAAAAGAATCTAACCCAAAGCCTAAAGGGATAATTAAGCCGACACCTCCACCAGCGCCACCGATGCCGAAACCAAAAGAACAAGACGAATTGACAAAAAGACTTGTCGAGGAACTTGAAGCGGGGTCGCCGTTCATTGGTGATCTTTTGACTCAGTATATGCTGGACAATGGGGTGTCGTGGACAGAAGATGAAGCCGCGAAATACGAGGCGATATTGAAAGGCATCCAGGGGCAATTGTCCAGGGAAGAAATGGTTGATATCTTGCGAGGCAGAGAGCCGACTACAGCAAAAAATTGTTATCACTGTGGCAACGAACCAGGTATGGAAGGTGGCGGGGCCGATTCGTTTATCAAACCGAGAATGATGAACAAGGACAAACATTCCGTCATGTGCTTTAAGTGTGGCATGAAGGGGCCAGAGATGGACACAAAGCGCAAGGCGATTGAGGCGTGGAATAAGATCGGAAAATAACGACCGTTGACGTGGCAACACCCACGAAGATCTTTCTAGCTCCATATAGAAGATGATATCACATAGCCCCGGCGGTCGGGCCGGGGTATCTTGAAAAGGAGAACGTAAACTGTGCTGGTTGTTATCTGGATATTAGTCACGATTGTCTTTTTTTTCTTATTAGGATTAGATATTGGCCTGGTTATCCGAAAAAGAAGGGAGAAAGTATCATGGATAGAGTGACAGGGAAATTGAAAAAACTCACTAAGGAAACAGAAATCAAAGCTACTATTCTCATTACTAGGCAATTCAGAATCAGAATATATATTGCCCAAATTCTGTTTAAGATGGCGGCATGGGTTCTGGCTGTTCCTCCATGTCCCCGGTTAGCGCCGGGGATTTCTTTGTTTGATATCATATATCCCAAAAAAATACTTGACAGCCTATAATATCCCCCTTATTTTAAGAATAGGGGGATTTTAATTTATGCCCTTTTTATTTGAAAAACTCCGATCTATCTTTCCAAAAAAAACAGAACTGCCCGCATTAACCGCCCATGACATCGAACTTGCGACATATCGCGGAATGGTGGAAGCGAATGAGAAGCTTGCAGCCACAACGAAATCATTGCAACGCTGGCTTGATGGTCGAACCGGGGCTACAGATCAATATGAACTTGGTGATGATCCAGGTACAAAGAAGTTGTTGGAGACTCCAAAAGATTGGGCGTACATACCGATAAAATCTATCTCCGATGTGATGATGTCAATTCCATATCAGTTGAAAGCTGGACGTGTAATCGCTGGAAAGACCGAGGAACGAATCATAGATCAACATCCGGTTCTTGATCTGCTTGAGAAACCTAACCCTATCCAAACATACCCAGAGCTATGTTGGGAAACGCAGAGTGATCTATCGACTGCCGGGGATGCTTATTGGTTTGTTCCGCTGGAAGGGCCTGGCCGGACTCCATCAATGATTGTTAAACTGGGCGCCGGGAATGTCGGCAAAGTAATAAAATTAGACAAAACCAATGAGATTATATCATATCTGTATATGTGGCCGAATGGTAAAACAGATTCACTGCCGGCGGAAAATGTGATTCACTTCCACCTGCCGGGTGGGTCCCCACTGAGAGAGATGGCCAGGGCCTTCGACGCCAACACGTACAGCGTGATCTATTTCAAGAACTTCTTTCAGAACAATGCACGCCCGGATTATGCAATCACGTTCCCGGACGGTTTAGACATCGATGATAAAGGGAAGAAGGCACTAAAAGATAAGATTCTGAGTCACCATCAGGGCGTAGATAAGAATTTCCTTCCTCTGATATTGGGTGAAAAGGCAGAAATAAAACCGTTAGTATTCTCGCAAGCTGATTCCAAGATATTGGCAATGTCGGGAATATCCAGGGACAAAATGTTTGCCGCCTATTCGTTTCCTGCCGCAAATGCCGGGCTTGTTGAAGGGCTTGGGAAGGCGAATGCATGGCAAGCAGACGCTAATTTCAGGAAGATGACTATCGCACCACGGTGCATATTATATTTCGGGAAGATAAATAATGACCTGATAACAAAATACATGGCGCCGAGTGGTAATGGCAGAATCTATTTAGGTTACGATAATCCCGTTCCCGCCGACCAGGAAGAAAAACGCGCCCAGGAAAAACATGATCTTGAAACTGGCAAAACAACGATTGATGAACTCCTAGAGATTAACGGGAAGAAGCCTATCGGTGGAGAATACGGGCAGATGCGGTTTATGATGAACAGCGTAAAACCGATTGAGATGTTGAATCAGCCAACTATGCCGATGATGAGCCTGGACGCCGGACAGAAGGAAATGAAGGTATTATCCGAACAGACTGACAAAGAATTATGGATCACGGCATCGCAGAGTAAGGAATTATTGAAGCCTATTCAGGAAGAACTATTTAAACGGCACGTCCAACGGTTGAATAAATTTGAGGTTCCGTTCAGGAAGAAGTTGAAAACGGCGTTAGAGGCACAGGAAAAGCGGATGCTTAGGAATATTCGCGCCCACTATCCAAAGGCACTTGAAGATATCGCCCACATAAAACATGACGACAAAGAAATACAGAGCAAGAAACGGCTGAAATATATCCGGGTGAAAGCATCATTCCCGCAAGCCGATCTGATTAACATCCGATCAGAGATCAGCACATTCGCAGCAATCGGCGATAAATATATCAGAGATATTTTCCTTCACATGCTGGATATGGTCATGGCAGAAATCGGTGGGCATTACCCGCCTGATCCATCGACGGCAAGAATTGTGAATTGGCTTAAAACCAGGGTTCGTAAATTCTCCGATGAAGTCGTGAAAACGTCGGTGGATGATGTGATGCGGTATGTTCGGCAGGGGCTTGTTGAAGGTCAATCTGTCGGAGAAGTAACCGAGTCATTGACAGAATTCTTTGAAGGTAAAACGGGTGAGCCGTGGGCCGATTATCGGTCACGGAGAATAGCCCGGACGGAGATGAACTCATCGGCGAACGCCGGCTCATTGGAAGGATATCGGCAGAGTGAAGTCGTTGCACAAAAGGGTTGGGCGTCGGCCATTGATGAGCGCACCAGGGATAATGCTGATTTTAGCCATGTGGATGCAAATGGCGAAAGAGTAAAAATAAATAGTATGTTCCAACGCACTGGCGAACCGTTGGAATTTCCGGGTGATCCGGGAGGGTCGGAAGGGAACATCATAAATTGTCGATGTTCCATCTATCCAGTAATACAACAATAATCGGGGGTGAAATATGTCTGATAATATGAAGCGAATCTTCTCTGAGTTAATCAGGGACAAGGGATCGAAAGATGATCTACCGCGTTTCTGGATCACAACTGACAAGCTGGATCGAGATAATGAGATCATTGATCCGAAAGGGCTTGACGTGAAGAACTACAAAGAGACTGGTCTGCCCGTTTTGTACGGTCACGATGCCGGTAAATTTCCAGTAGGAAAAGGCGTTAGCTTGAAACGTGAAAAGAAAGACGGGAAAAACGGCTGGACAATGGGCGTTGAATTTATGCCGAAGGAAATGAACGAGGAAGCATGGAAAGTGGGGCAAATGGTTGAACATGGCTGGATCAAGACCGGCTCTATCCGATTCCTTGTTAAGCCGAACGGCTATATCACTCCAAAGGATGATGATGAATGGCGAACCATGTTCACAAAGACCGAGCTTGTCGAATTCTCAATCACCCCGATCCCGTCTAATGTCGAAGCCGGGCGGGTGAAGTCCGTGGATGAGTCATTTGATGAGTTCCAGAAATCGAAGGAAAAGACAGCGGACATAACAATCAATGCCGCAGATGCTGATTCATTTGAGAAACACGTTGAAGATAATGGAATAGATGAACAGAATTCAAAATTCTTTTACTGCCAGGAAATCAAAATGGATGAGGAAGGTGAAATTGATATATCATACGATCTGAATTCTACGTGTTGGATTGGTGAATATAAAGGATCGGGTGTTGATGATGGAACTGGCATAGATGCTCCAATAAAATGGTTCATGGATGATTCTGAAAATATTGAATGGCTCCCGTTTAAAGATTACACAGATCCAGAAAATGTCATAACACTAAGTTGGCTTGGCGACAGCGAAAAAGCCGGGGCCGTTCTCAATGCCAAAAACAAAGCTGATTTAAAATCGGCACAAACGGCGATCCAGCGGGTTCTTGATTCTGCCGGAACTGAGGACGGGGACGAGGATGAAGAAGACGAGAAGGATCTTGAATCTGAAAACAATGCACTCCGGGCCGAACTGGAAAAGCTGAAAGAGGCTATGGAAGGAAAACATAATATAAATGATGATGACGTATCCGATCCACCGGAAACAATCTTTGATAATCTTATCGGAAAAGGCACCCTTCCAAAAGAAGGGCGGGGAGAAAAAACGGATAAATCCGGGCAGATTACTATTGATGAAACCGTGGTGGGAGAACTTGTCAAAAAGGCCATGCTGGACAAACAAAAAGAGGCCGCCGGGTACGTTAACATAGACAAAGTTTTTAAAGAATAGGAGAATAATTATGCCTGAAAATATGAAATTTGCAACACAAGCCGATCTCGATAAATATATCGAGGATCAGGTGCAAGAGCTTTGGGTTGAGAAAGCCAAAGAAGCCGAAGGCAAAAGCGGCGAGATGATGAACAAGGCGTTTGAAATCCTGAATCAAGTCAATACCATGCGGGACAAATCTGAGATCAGGAATTGGGATAAGCGATTCAAGTCGCAAGCCCTGCAATCAGAACGGTATCGATTGGATTGTTCAAAATGGATTTGCGGACTCGTTCACCCTGAAACCAAAGACCAGGGATACAAGGACGCCGTGAAACGGATTGAGGACGCTGATGGTGAAGCTGGCACTATCGCCCGTGAGCGGGTCAAAGTCCTGACTGCCGGCGGTGCCGGTACTGGTGCCGAGTTCGTGCCGACCGGATTCAGAGATGAAATCTGGATGAGAGTTGGTGCGTACAATGTGATGCGGCAAGTCTCGACTGTGATGCCGGTTGCCGGAAAGATGACATTACCTTCATCTGCAGCCAGGGCCAACGCATATTACACCGGTGAAAATGTAGCACCGGCAGCCGCTTCCGGTGTCGCAACTGCAAACGCGACACTCGATCCTGAACGCCTTGTAGCCTATGACACGTATTCCAAAAAGTGGTTCCTCATGTCGGGAATCGACGTGACACAATTCTTAGCGAAGAAATTCGCGGAGGCGATTGCGTACAAGGAATGTTACCAATTCACCAACGGAACCGGGGTTGCAATGCCAAATGGATTCACTGCTGTCGGGTATGCAGCCGTAAGTTCGGTTGCGATGGCCGGCGCAACGCTCGCCTATGGTGATCTCATCAGCCTGGAAGATGACCTTGACGCGAAATACTGGCCGTATGCCCTGTATATGTTCAGTAAGAAAGGCTTCACCGAAACCAAGAAACTTGTTGACACCACCGGGCAACCGATCTGGACGCGGGCCGCCGAGGGCGAACCCGCCCAGGTGAACGGCTACAAGTACGTCGTCAATGAGTGCATCAGTGAGACATACGGAACATCCGGTGCCTATACGACCAGAATCTACTTCGGGGATTTTGAAGCGTATCATATCGGCGACCTGCAAGTTCTCACAATGGGAACTAGCGACAGTGCCGGTACTGATGATTTCATCAAGGACAACATCAAGTTGAAAATCGTCAGTTACAATGACGGCCTGCTTTTAGACGAAGCGGCCATCAATTATCTGACTGGAGTGCCTTGCTAGAAAGGAGCGAACTAATCACCACTACCATTTAGCACTGCTACGTGGTAGACAATAGGCGGGCACCTGTCGGGATTCCAAGATGCTCCTTGCCCGGCAGACTGCCTGCCGCCTAAAAAGGAGAAGCGAAAATGAAAATGGTTAAAGTAAAAGTATTGGCTCCGAATCTGACAATTCTTGGACAGAAACGGAAGAAAGATGAAACGGTTTATGGTGTGGATGCCGTTACTGCATTGAGATTGCAAGACACCGGCGTGCTCAAGATTCTTGATCGGGTTGATTCTGACTTACACAAGAAGTCTGAGGCAGATTTTGAAGTACTGCCGGGGAGTGTGAAAGTGAAAGTCCTTAAACCGATCAATATCAGGGGCAGGCGGCGATCCAAAGACGAGATCATTGACGGCGTTGATCCTCTTGTAGCCGATAGGCTTTCCAAGAAAGAATACGGTCTGGGATATGTAGAGAAACTTCATGACAGCAAAGTAAGATCAGCTCCTGACAAGCAGTTGAAATCGACGAGAGGCGTGGCAAAAAACAAAGGGCCTAAACACGATTGGGAAGCAATCAAGAACGATTATGAGTCCGGCGTGTCATTGACCTTCATCGAATCAACATATAATATCAAGCCGTGGGTCGTGAAACGTGAAGCTAAAAAACGCAATTGGAAAAATCCGGTGAACGTATGAGAACACGAATAGATGAAACAACGATAGTCTGCCCTGGAGATGCAGAGATTAATGGGAAAAGGTTGATAGACATATTGTATCAGGAAATCTGTGTGGATTGTGTCTATGAAAATGATCTGGTATCACCGAAAGACTGTGATGTAGTCGTGGATATAGGGGCAAACATCGGCCTCTTTTCCATGCGTGCCGCTGAATTGGGAGCGAAAACAATCATTGCATTTGAGCCTGATTTTGCCAATTTTCAGTCACTGGTGAAGAACAAGCCGATTAACTGCCTTGCCTATCAGTTGGCAGTATCAGACAAGGACGGCAAAGATTATTATTATGAAACAACGAATTGCGGCGGCCATAGCATTATCGACCTGGATCGTGGGGACATAAAGCATAAATGTTACCATGTCACTCTACCCATGATATTCAGATCACAGTCTATTGGCCGGATTAACTTCCTGAAAATGGATTGTGAGGGTGCCGAGGCAAAGATCTTCACAGCCACACCGGATGATTATCTGAAACGGATAGATCAGATTGCTATGGAATATCACCACGAGCTTATTCCAGACTTCCCATACGGGCCTTTCCTGGATCGGTTGCGGAAACATTTTGAGGTTCGCACAGAGCCAGCCGGGGCGCAGGTAATGATATATGCAAAGAGGTTGAAATAATGAGAGTAGAATTTCGCCGAAAACATAGGGAACCACAATTGCATACAAAGTTCGACATCAATGAAGTGGCGAACATACCGGCGCATCTCGCCTTCCACCTAAATAACTTACAGATTTGCAAGATATTAGAGCCGGACCCACATCCTGATCCAAAATTAAGAAACGCATTTAATGCCTTACGGATTGATCTTGGAGTAAGGCCGTATGATCCTCATGTTATTTTTGGTGGCAAGCGGATATTTGCAAATATTCGGAATGGAGATAAAATTCTGATAATCCGAAAGTACGGCGGGTTCGGCGACATACTGATCTGCTCATATTTGTTGTCCGTGATACATGAAAAATATCCAGACAATGAATTGACCTTTTCCACGCCGACAGGGCATCATGAATGGTTTCGTGGTATTCCGTGGCTGAAACTGATCAAGTATGATGGCGTGTTTGAGAATTACAGACAAATCCGGGGCGGCGTGATCCAGTCAGAGGTTGCCGACAGATACGACATTGTGGAGGATGTGTCTACTCCCTGCCATATCTGGGAATCATTGTTCGGCGGGTTTGGTTTCGATAAGAATGGCCTAAAATGGCAAAACAGGATAGAAATCTGGGGACATTGGATCGGGATAAATAATATCAAGAACCCTAAATCCTGCATTAAAATCAGGAATAAGGAAATCAAGGATGCGCGAGATAAATATGTCCCTGAGTTGAACGGAAAGCCACTATGCATTTTGGCGCCCATGTCGGCATTAAAGGAGAAAAATTATCCCTATTATCGGCAAATAGAAAATGAGTTGTCCAGTAAATACAGAGTGATTTATATGGCTTATCCTGAGCAGATACCGGGTGCGATTAAAACAAAAACACTCCGGGAAATGACGGCACTTGTCGGGGCGGCCGATCTTGTTGTTGCCGTGGACTCTGCAATTATGCACGCCGCCGCCGTTATGAACCGGCCTTGCGTTGGGATCTTCAATATCAATGACGGCGAAACATACTGTAAATTCTATCCAACAGTTCACCCTGTCCAGCTATGCGATACTCCCTGCATCATGAAACGAGCGCATGAGTGTGATGCCAATGGAAAACGGGTAGATCAAATCTGCTATCGCCCTAATTCAGTGACAACGGTCATGGCAAAAGTCAGAATAATTGAAAGGAAATATAAATTATGATCAGCTTAAATCTTGGGTGCGGCGAGAAAATGATTGAAATGGATAATTGGATCAATGTTGATTTAAGGAAATTATATCCCAAATCGGCGGTATTTCTCCGTCATGACGTCCGATATTTAAGAGAGAAGTTCCAAGACGGCTCCATTGATGAAATACTAATGGAAGATATTCTTGAGCATTTTACCGAGACTGAGCAACGGGCAATGATAAAATCTTGTAACATGCTATTGAAGAAAGGCGGCAAGATCACGGTGGAAACGCCGGTCATTGAATTGCTTATGAAGTGGGCAAAGACAAATTCCCCGGAAGACGTTGCACATCGGATTTTCGGTGCCCAGGATTACGAGCTTAATGTCCATAAATGGATCTGGTCAAAAGGGGATTTGCTAAAATTATTCCGCAAGAGCAAGTTCAAAATCCTCAAAACACGCACCACGCACGACACTAATATCAGGCTTGAGGCGGTGAAGTAATGGCGGCAGAAATAATTGTCACTTATACCGACTTGGAAACCTTCATCAACCGCGAATTTTCAGCGGCTGAAAGGACACGATTGACAACCTTGATCGCGCAGGTTGAAGCCTATATCCGATTGAATATTATTGATTGGAACCGTCAGGAAGCCACGGCGAAAACATTTGACGGGAACGGTTGCCGGTATCAATACCTGTTTCACTGGCTGGATTCATGCACATCGGTGGTCGAAGATGATAGCACAGTCGATACGGATGATTACCGGAACGAGAGCTATATGCTGGTCCATGACGACCGCACAAAATGGTCAACACTTGACGACCAGAATCTTGTTGTGACGGGTGATTGGGGCTTTGCGGACTCAGCGGATTGTCCAGAAGATTTAAAAATGTTGATCATGTTCATGTGTACCGACCTCTTGACAGATTATTTCAGGAAGGATAATATCAAGTCTGAGAAGGTCGGGGACGTGGCATTTTCCTACGGCGATATAGATGCTAGATTTGGCCGGAGTTCGATTGTCCGGTCGATGAAAATGAAATACAGGGGACCGGTGATAGGTTGATGAGTTTAGAATCTATGTTTATCCATGAGTTTGATGTGTGGCGGGTGACTGAGGCCACGGATTCGGATACCGGCGAAGTGGTGGAAACGCTGGCCGTGAACAGTACTGGGAACCGGGGCTATATCTACCAGAAGACAGCGTTCATGTGGCAGAATGACCGGGGCAAGATGGTTGGGACAAAGCGGATGGATTGTGGAACGGATGTAGATATACAGGAGAATGATGAAGTGCGGTATGACGGGCATCGGTATTGGGTCATAACAGCGGATAAGAAGGGATTTGTGCCACATATCGAATGTGTGATGAGGGTCAAATAATGACGTTTTATGTCGGCTCGACAATTAAATTAGATCAGGCGGCTATCGCAAAATATGTGAAGGCCAAAGAGAGGCACGTTCTCACTACGGCAGGAATGATAATCGAGGCAGACGTGAAAGAGATTTTGAGTAATAGTTATTCACCTTCATCCAACAGACGGACATATACTGTTACAGAAGGCGGAAAGAAGCACACGGCATCGGCTCCGGGTGAGCCACCGGCTGTTTTGACAGGTCGCCTCCGGGCTTCGATTACGTGGGATTTTTCCAGTGCGATAAAAACTGTCAAGATCGGGAGTTCAAATCAGTTGATGCGAAATCCTGAGATGCCGGTAGTGGGCGTGCCTGTGAATTATGCAGTAGAACTTGAATATGGTACGGACAAAGTTGCGCCGCGCCCTTTCATGCGCCCGGTGCGAGACAAATATCATGGGAACAATAGACTGGCTGAAAGGATCGGGCGACACTTGAGAGCTATCGGGAAGGCTGGATAACATGGCAAACATCGCAGACATACAGAAAAGTTTAAGGGCTGTTGTATTGGCTGATGCTTTTGTGTCCGCTAAAATCGGGACGCGATTATATGATCTTTGGAGAAAAGGAACTACAGGCACATATCCAATGGCGCACATTGGACTCATCACGCAGGGCGAAGAAACGAGGGCCGGATTTAAATTTATGACGTTTCAGATATCCACTTTCACTGATAATAGAGATATGATTGAAGCGGCAGAGATCGACAAATTGATCGGCGATACACTCGACCAACGAAATTTGAACATGGCGGCTTATGGTTGGTCATGTCACTGGATTGACAAATTAGGAGCGAATTTAATCGGAATTGATGATGCTGGAATATGCCATGTGTCGTCAGATTACCGAATAACAATATCAGAAGATTAGCGAGGAGGTCAATAATGGCTAAAAAAACTCTTGTTATGCCGGTGAATGTGTATTGGGACACGGCAGACGTGAATCAGCAGATCATCACCGAGGGCGGGGTCGTGGTGAAATACGAGCCGCAAACCGTCCAGACATTTACGGATGAAACCGGGGGGAACATCTATGATGAATTCTCCAATGGAGCTATCGTGGGCCTTACAGTAAATGCCTGTGAATGGGATCTGGATATTATGGATATTCTTTTCGGCGCAGCCTCAACAATGACCGGAAGCGGTGACACGGCTCATGTGGAGATCCGGGCCAATGTCGGGACATCCTATCGGGATAACGCAAAGCAGGTTATTCTTAAAGGGATCGTTGGGGGATCTGAGGATTCGACCGAGGAATATTGGATCACATTGCCGCTATGCTATCCGAAAGGGCCGGGAGAAATCTCGTTGGTCAAGGATGCACAGTTCGTAATGGCGACAGAATTCACGGTCTTTCCTGATCCCGACAATGACAACAGAACTCATTGGTTTGGCCTTGAATCCGGTTCGTAAAAATTAAAGAAAAAGGAGTATGAAAATGCTGAGTATCAAGACGGAAAAGCCGTTTGTGGAATTTGAAGTAGACGGCGAAAAGTACAAAATCCAGAAGTTGAATTATCTGAAATCTTCTGAAGCTGAGATGGTGTGGCCCTATGTTCAGGCGTTGGATGACGCTTCAAAAAAAGATGATGTGCCGACAATGATTGATAATATCAACAATCTGATTGATAATCTGACAGAACTATCCGGCGAAGTGATCGGCAAGCTGGCAATGGAACAGAAAACAGAAATTATTCAGTTGATTATGCCAGAAGAAGAAAAGGACGGCGCAAAAAAAAAGCCAACGGGATAACATACGAGATCCACATGGCGGCCATGCTGTACGGCCAGAACCCGGATGATATTCGGCAACTTGAATTAAGGAAGATTCTGGAGATGAATGAATACGGTATGAGGATCTACGCTATGCAAAAAATCCATGATCTTGACATTATTGCGGCGGCGTGGTCGTCGGATGGATATGAAGTGATTCGGGGCCGTTTTGAGGACATGGCAAAAGGTATTTTCAAAACGGAGTCAGAGGATAAAGACCTGAATATCAAAAAGGCTTTTGCACAGCTTAGGATGCAGAGGTAATAAATGGCGACTAAATTCGGCACAGGATATATTGAACTCGGTATGCGAGACAGTAAATTTCGCGCCGGTCTAAAGTCTGCTGTCGGAACGATGGTAAAAGCGGCGGCTGTGGCCGGTGGATTGACCGCCGCTGTTTTTTATCTCTCCAAGAAAATAGCTAAGTCTGCTGATGAAATTGGCAAGATGTCGATCCGTACAGGCGAATCCGCAGAGAATCTGCAAAAATGGAGCTTTGCCGCTGAATTGGGCGGGGCTTCGGCCAAGTCATTTACCACCGGATTAAAGAAAATATCACAAGCGGCTTATGAGGCCAGCCGAGGAACCAAGACATATACGGATTTGTTTAAGGCTGTCGGCGTTGAATGGGATGCAGGGGGCGGGAGACTTCGCAAACTGACACCTATGATAATGGACATGGCCGATAAATTCCAGACCATGACGGACACCACGAAAAAGGCGGCTCTCGCTTCTCAATTATTGGGCCGAGCTGGAATGGAAATGATACCTATGTTGAACATGGGATCGAAGGCAATCAAAGAACAATTCCAGTTGCTTGAAGACCTCGGAGCCGTTATGGGCGGTGATCTAATCAAGGCATCGGCCACATTTAATGACCAATTGCTTGTGTTGACAAAGATACTTGACGCCATAAAAATATCATTCGGAAACGTATTCATTCCGATGCTGAATAGAGTTGTGGGCGGGATGATATCATGGTGGAAGGCCAACAAAGATTTGATCCTTCAAAACATGGAGAAGGTTTTTACCGATATGGCCGGGGCTTTGAATGATATGTTCACCACGCTTGCTATTCTTGGGCCGATGATTCAAACGACATTTAGCGGAAGCATGAGGGGATTGAAGGCTTTCAATATTGGCCTTTCTACTATCGCCCTGAGCTTCTCAATTATCATTGACAAAATCGCCGAAATATCTGATTACATTTTGGAAAGTAAAGACGCCAGGAAGCCGCTTGAAAACCTGTTAGCATTTACAGCCGTTCCAGCATGGATGAAGATATTTCAGGCTGGAAGCCTTGACGATTTGGCCGAAGGAGTCAAACGAGTACAGGCGGGCAGGGCCGGTGAAAGCAAGAAATATATTGACCTTATACATAAGCTGATATACGAATTTGAACATGGAGCGACTGCCGGAGAAGATTTTTCCGGTAAGATTCTCAAAATAATCAAAGCGATGGAAGGGCTGAAATCCAGTACAACGGAAACAACGAAAGCCATTGCTGAATTCGGAAAATTATCAGCCGATACTTATGATATTAGAGCACAGATGGGGGGATTTGGAGAGCTTGCACTTGGGCCGTTGGGTCAATTTATCGGTGATTGGATGGAAGCCGCTGGGCATGATTGGGCACAAGAATTGAGTGACGTTCAGGCTCCTTTGAGAGATTTATCTCTTTTACTTGGTGACGAATTAACACAATCCTTTCTAGCAATTCGTGAGGCTATGGGTGGGGCCGAAACAGGGACAACGGGAATCTGGGAGTCAATGTTTTTGACAGATGAACTCCAAGAACGATATGACGATTGGAAATTGTGGGCCGATGAATTCGTTGCAAAATGGCGATGGCTCGGTATGAGTATGCAAGAAGTCACAAGTACAGTTCAAGGCTTGATCACTGGATTTTTTTCAGATATGATGGTCAGTGGAGTTAAAAGTGCAGGTAAGAAGTTCCTGGCAGCTATTATCGGGATAATGGGGAAGCTGGTAATAAGGTATGGTTCTGCTACATTTTTTACAGGTTTGGCCAATTATACTATGGGCCTTTCTGATCCATTAAAAGGCGGTTTTCCAAATCCTTACCAGGTCGCTATGGGGAAAAAACAGATGGTAACAGGGGCTTTATTAATGGCTGGTGGTGGGGCATTGAGCGGTATTTCTTCTGTCATCGGTGGAACGTCTGGCGGCGGCGGTGGGACATCATTTCAATCTGGAATCGCCCGGCCTTATGGTGAAACTGTCCAGCCGGTAACTTTTGACACGTCAACAGGCGGTGGAACTGTGATAAACGTCTACGCAAATGACGCTCAATCTTTCAATGATATGTGCGTTAATAATCCGAGTGGAATTATAACAGCCTTGACCAATGCAGTTGATGATAATGACGAATCTGTAAGAAATGCGTTAGATGGAGCGAGGTATTAATAATGGCTTTTCCGTCTTCACCATCACCAAACAAGATAAGGAATATCACACATTCCAAAGCGAAGACCGGGTTTATTGTTGAAACATCTTACGCTGAGGACGGAACGGCTCATTCTCGTTTGAAAAATGTGACCAAATTACAAGCGTGGGAACTTGAATACAATCATCTAGCTTCTGGTGACTGCTCAACGCTGGATACATATCAAGGGAATCAATACGGAGAATATTCAACGGACACATGGACGCATCCTTATACAGCCGAAACACCAACGATCAAAATAAAAGGCTGGTCAAAAAAACTGTCATTATCAACAGACCGATATACGTACATCATCCAATTAGAGGAACAACCTTGATATGCACACATTACCCGCCACAATTACAGCCGCAATTGCAAACCGTAATAATCATCCGATTACGCAGGTAGAGCTTCATTTTGAGGACTCCACTGTACGACGTATTTCCAACTATGCTCACACCTATGACGGTAACAATTTTCTTGCCGAACTCCGTGGGGACGTGAAGATTAAACAAGGGATCGGGGCCAAATTCAATGATTGCACTTTCTCGGTTGAAAATTATGATGGCACATATCGGGATATTTTCAACGCCTACACAGGGCCGGAACTTGAAGAAACGATCATCTATATTTATGAACTGGATTACACGTCTATCGCGGCCACGGAGCGCCTTGAAATCTTCCGGGGCAAGTTATCCCCGCCTAAAAATCTTAAATTAAAAACTATCTCACTGAAAGCGATCCAGCGGCTGAATACGATTAAGGAACAATTCAACCGGGCGCAGTTTTCTCCGGTATGTTTCTGGCAGCAGCGGGGCTTATTTGATGATGGTGAACGGTGTAATTATAGCGCACTTCCGGGTACATCCCGAACTATGATCGGGGACATTGATGATGTTACGACATCTGTCGGTGAAGCCGATCCTGTGGATAGATTTTCAATCGGCGATTACATAAAAATTGATTCGGAAGTCATGAAGATTACGAATCTTGAAGATCCGCCGAGTCCCCCGCCGCCTGTTTATGGAACAATCACAGTAGACCGGGCGCAAAAAGGAACATCAGCGGCCAGCCATACAAGCGGCGCGAAGATATATTATTATTCGTGTCCTGGTGGTCATGACGATTGCAAATTAAGGGGGATGGCTCACAGATTTGGTGGCCTTGTCTATTATCCGACTTCGGGAGTGCTATATTGGAGAGAAAAAATACTGTGGGTTTTATCAAGAAAAATTGTTCAGCGTTGGGAGTCCCATTGGTCGGATGGAATATTCGGCACGCCCTGGGGCGTGGTCTACGGGGGAGACTCTACCTATGGAGTCCGCGTTAATCTGAAATCCTGTTATGTCCGAGATCCGGGGTCTTATGCTGTAGGGTTTGCGATTGCCGGAGCAGGGGCGATGGAAGGGCCGGTACAGCCGCCAGCAAGATACGGGACATCCGGTGAATCAGCTAATTCCTATGATATTCTCATCAATGAAAAGCCGGTGAATCATTATAACTTCTTTGAGGGGAACGACGGGCAGACGGGAATGGATTCTGACCCGCCGACCTATCACTCTGATGATATTCAGCGGTATTCCTATTTGTGGGCGAATGAGCCTGATAGTTATGGAAATACGGCCAGTAGTTCAAATGGTCAAACATTCTCGAAACTGGCCTATTTCGTTTTCACCTATCCGTCCGATGTGAAACAGGATGAAGCCCTGCCGGAGTCTGTGGCCTATATGAAGGGGCTTAAACTGCCGCAATATGATACAGATGGAAATGTTACGACAACAGAATGGACGAATAACCCGGCATGGATCTTTATTGATATTTTGACCAACAAATATTATGGGGCTGGCATCTCTCTTTCAGATATTGACTACGCTAAAATGGTGACAGCGGCGGCGGCATTCACGACGGCGAGCCGATCATTCTCTTATCATTTCACCGAGAAAATGAAACTTGCGGATGTAGCCCAACTTATCTGTGACGCAACGCTTTCGATACCGACATTTGACGATAATAAGATCGGGCTTGAAGTCCTTATATCCACAAAATCGGCGACCGGCCTTTCATTCGGTGAGGATGATGTAAAGGAAGACACGACAACCTATATGACCAAAGGGCCGATGGGACGAGATGGAAACGTGTTAGAATTCGATATCATTTCGCCGGACCATGATTTTCAAAGCGTCCCCGTCGCCTTTCGTGATGAGGATCACATTACGGCAATGGGGGGCCGTGAAAAGAAGATCAGTAAAAAACTGGTCGGGATTACAAGCCTATCACAGGCGGAGGAGGTTGGGGCGTTCTGGATGAACGTTGTGAAACAATCCAGACGGCAGGACGGAGCCAAAGATGTGACCATGTTTAATCAGTGTATGGCATTACAGCCGGGCGATATTTTCGAGTTGAACGTCAATACCATTGACGGGCAGGGGGCCATAAACTATCTTGTCTGGGATATAGAACGAGCGAACAATAATGGAGAGCGAAAGTTCAATCTGCTTAAATGGGACTCCGGGCTATTTGATACGACGGGGATTAATTACGAGACTCCGGGGACAATGACGAACCCCTTGCTTGATCCTCTGGATGTTGAAAATTTGGCCTCGTCAATTACAAATGTCGGGGATGATAAAGTCAGGATCGAGATAACATGGGATTGGCCGAGTGATAGCCCGCCGACTCCAAACGTCAAACGCGTTTTCCTTCACATTGGTAACACCGGGGACGCCCTTTCTCAGTTCGATCAATGGACGCCGCAAGGGGCCGAGCGCCCGGTGAACGAATGGCAGAAGATCATACCGCGAGACACTTTCGATGATGCAAGGGTGTTCGCCGTTTCGCAATCTGTTTTCGGCGTTCCTGCAAATCCGGTGCCTCGATATATGCCGGACACGGATAATCAAACAACATTGGACGGAGATTTGACGGCTACAGCGTATCAATTTGATGTGGATAGTGCGGCGGCACTGAATGTGACAGCCGGGGAGTTCCTCATATTTGCGTTAGATCAAGCCTATGAGATTGTGAAATATGTTTCAGCGGCAGGCGATACCTTGACCGTGGAGCAATTGAATTCAGAACGATTAACGTATTTTGGTACTGAGGCAAGAACTCACGCGGACGGGGCGGCAATTTACAAATTGACTTTCAACGCACCATATACAGATTTATCCGTCATGAACCCGGTGAAAGCCATTGATTATATCCGGGCGTATGATTACACCACGGACACTTCGCTTGCCTCGAATCAGATCCGTGTGAAAATTCCTATTGCGGCTACGGGTGCCTGGCCGAAATTTTTACATATTCAGCTTCATGAATCGACGCCATTTCCTGAACCAACAGAAGATCCAACGGGGGCCGATGATGCGGAATTGATCACAACTTTTGGGACATCTGTCCTGGTCCCGACAGCTTATGATATGAGCGCGGCGGCTGGGAAATTGATGGTACTGACTCCTGACACTACGGCCAGGATGGGCCGATATATTGATAGTGTCGATAACGGGATCACTTACGAAGGGGCCACTTTCAAACGGGCGAACCTGTCAGGTTATATGCCACGGATGGAGGGCCGATATGATTGGGCCGTCTGGTCGCTATGGTACACATCATGCTGGCATCACCTCAATGTCACAATGAAAGACCAGCATATTGACACACAATCGAACTTATTTGATATCGTTTTCACGGTAGACAAAACCGGCTCCGTATATCTACGTGGATATTTCCTCACAGATGCCAGCTATTCCGATGGTGTAATTGCAACAGATGAAGTGGGCGGCGCGAATACATTGTTGACATTATCCAATATGACAGATCCAGATGTTCCCGGACCACCCACAGGGATCAATGCATTCTGCGAAAATATGAATATTCATGTATCTTGGACGGCTCCGACATCAAACATCGCGACATTATCCGGCTATATCGTGCGGATATCAAATACATCTCAATATGGTGGTTCATCTCCAAACTGGACTTTAGCCGAATATATCGAAACAGAAACCAGTGCCGGTGAAACGTGTGCTATAATACCTGTATTCGAGGCCGGTGAGTATGCCATCGGAGTCGTAGCCGTCAATATGATTGGAGAATCAACGATGGCGATTTTGTACCAGGAGGCTTAAAATGTTACGAAAAAACGGGCAAAACTTTTCAAACACGCAGTTGTCCGGGGGGGCATATACCAGCAGCATCGTTTCAGAATCTTATGGAAGCCGGACGGTAATAGGGAAAGATGGAACGTCAACCTATGCGGTCGCTCTTTGGGATCTGGACGGGCGATATATGGGGTCCTGTACGAGATCGGATGCCGCGTATCCGGTGGCGATTGTGCAAAGGATGCGGCTGGCAATTCAGGCGGCGAACTTTGCAGAGAGCACTTATTCGATAATTACATGGTGGTTGATCGCGGACGCCGCCGGGGGACCAGCACTCTATGTTTATTTATTTTTGTATAATAACGCTGGTACTTATGAATTCGTGGTTGGCACGTCAACAGGTGGCGGGGCTGTTGGGAATTCTGTCACACTTGGAACGGCTGTAGTAGGTACTACGTTTTACACGGTCGAAGTTGCAATCCACCTGGACAAGATCAAGGGCTATTTTGACGGGGCCTATATCGGAGAAGCGGCCAATCCTTCGGTCCCGGCATACGCCCAAAATCAAGGGATGTATCTTTATTTTGCCGATACGTATAATCCCAAATTCGACAATATCTATTCCGATGTGGAGCAAGTTGATTATTCAACCGATATTGGCGTTGGGCAGGCGAATAATAGCCCGGCAAACGGGACGGTTTATCTCATCAAAAAAGCCTATCTGGATGCGGGTATTGCTTCAACTGATATTTATGAGCGATCTATCGCAGATGGATATTTCACGGAAGCGGCGGCGGCGGGCGATTACCTTGTCACGATGGTTCTGAGCGATAATGACGGTGGGGATTGCATGAAAATGAACAAAGGCTCCGGCGGGAACTGGACAATGGATTGGTGATAAATGCCTATAATTAACGGCACAGAAGCAAGATTTTGGAACGGCACAAGCGGCCTCGGGTTGAATTTGCGCCTCCGTGACCGTATGGATCTGGGTGCTTCAAGGCCGGGCTATGTTCATGTGGCGAATCAGTCATTGATGGATACGCCGGAAGAACCATATTTTATATCCGTCACGGCTGAAAATGGACAAATAGCTGTCCAGCTTGGTTGCACTGAGACAGTTGATTCCTATCAACTGACTTATGCAACGTCAAACGCCCCGAATCTAAACAATATTCTAAATTCAGAATCAGGCTATTTTATCTGGAATATCACCGGCACAATTTACCTGTTTGCCAGAACGGTCTTGAATAATGCCGTTTCTTCGTGGGTGGCTTATGGTGAAGTGTCCGAGGGATCTACAGAATATACGCTTGTTTGGGATGATGCCGATATCGGGAGCCGTGGATCTGATACAGCCGTTCCGAATCTGGACAGAGGATCAGGAACGCAAGCCGGAAATCTGTTTCGATACTATAATTGGGCCGGACAGGGGATCAGTGTTTCATTGAAATATTATTCCTATTTATCACCGCAAAAAAAGGAATGGCGGGTTTTCAATGCGGCGTCCGGCGTCCAGCTTGGAAAATACGGCGGCAAACATAACTGGAAACAGAATATAATTGACAAAGCAAATGTCATGATCGGCGTGATATTCAAGGCCGAAGTCGGGATTTTATCATCAATCACAGGTGAAACATACTATGTTCTGGGCCTTCAATACGTGGCCTCAAATGACGTTCAAGCGAAACTTTACACCGGAAACGGAACGACTCTAACGGAGGTCGCCACAAGCGGAAACCTTCACTCTGATTTCGGGACGTACACAACAGGATCTACTCAATATAATTTGACATTTGAATGTAATGATACGACGTTCACGGTTTCAAAAGACGGCGCAAGCATCTGGTCAACAACAGACACGGCGATTGCCTCGTCTGATACCAGGATCTACACAGGGCTTTATGGCCAGGGGCCGACCGGGAGCCCATCAACGCAAAATGCGATTTACGATATCTGGAAGATTTACGCACGGGATTTGTTAGGTTCCGGCCAGACGGTAGATCCTGGTACTGTGTTGGATCCTTATTTGCCGCTTGACCCTGGTGATTTGGCAACGGGCGGCGCGGCCAATGACGTTCTGGGGATTGACAACGCTGGAACGACCAACGAATGGAAAGAGGTATTGGGCACAACAAATCAGGTGACGGTGACTCATGCGGCCGGAACTATCACATGGGCCTTGACGCAAGACATACATATTGTAGGCGATACTTATACCGAAGCATTACGAATAGACGCCAATACACATATAACGAAGGATGGTGACAACAATATGACCTTTACTGATGCCGTGACTGGTACACGGACTCTAAAAACCATTGGCTGTCCCGTATACCGATTTATTAAGGTGACTGGTCAAGCTGAGGGGGATTTACATCTATCTGATGGGACTGAATGGAACGTAAACAAGGCATTAATTAATATAATAAGAGTGCAGACTACATCCACGGATTGGGATTTATGGATTTTGCAGAATGATAATGGATACGCAGCAGATGACGCAAATATTCCCAAAATGCAGTTGATGGATGCAGGTTCCGGGGACGCCGATATACTGGTCAATTTACCCTACGAAGACGAAGACGCCAGCAATGAAGTCCATCTGTATTATGTCGACAACAGCGGCACGGCAACGGCGGATATTTTTGTTATAGGATATGAGTTGGTTTAAGGAGAAAGTATGGAAATTCGAAAAATTGATGAGTATACTTTCGAGTATTGGAAGAAAGTAAAAACAGTTAAATTACCAGAATTACAAGAAGAAAAAGCAGCGTTGGAAACAGAATTATTAAACATGAGAGAACCAACAGATGAAGAACTATTGGAAGAAGCAAGGGCTGTGCATCCTTTTGGGATGCGAAGAGACGCTTTACTCGACAAAATGGAGAAAGTGTCGAATATATTGAAAGAGGTAGAAGCGATTAAAATAAAACCGGAGGCGAAGTAAAGTGGCTATTACATACGATGCGGAAGACAATATAGATAGGGTTCTATTGTATGACGCTTCCGAAGACGAATACACGATACTCACTCTTGATAATTTTGATATTTTTACACTTACCGCTGCTGCCGGAGACGCTATGGCGTTTGCTCTTGGGGCATCTAGTTGGGGGTGTCAATGGCATGACGTCTATTTGCATATCTCAACTGCTCTTAATGCTGTGATGACTTTGAAATGGCAATACTGGCATAGCGATCTTACATGGCACGATATTCCGGCCGGCGGCATTACTGACGGGACTAATGGACTAACTCAGAGTGGGTGGGTCACATTTCCCATCCCAGATTATTTTGTATCACGTGCTTTCATGGTAGGCGCTGCTGTTGTATGGGGTTATCAATTAAGAGTAGTAATAAACACTTTTACGTCCATTACTGCTGTTGGGCATGTGGACCAAACACCAAAATGTAAAAATGGAATTTTAAAGGTAACAGGCACAAACGATATAGAGGATTTATATGATGCTTCTGTCGCCGGTTCTTGGGGTGTTGTTAGTAAGGACGAAAATAATTACGTTATTACTGCAAATTTACAAGTTGGAGATGGATCAACAGAAACGCTACTTGAAATATTAGATTCTACCGTCTTGGTCGGTACGGATTCAAAATACCGTACCATGTGGACAAGTACTAATTCTAGCTTACAGTTAGGAGAAAAGAACGTCGATGGAGATTTTTTAAATGGAAGCGTTTTACGCTATAATTCTGGTCTGGTTGCAAGTTATCCTGTTGTATACTGGCGTGGCGCTATTAATTTATATTCTTCTATTTTTGAAAAAAAAGCGATAGGTGCTAGGGATGCTTGGTTCTCCAGTCTTTCTTTAGATTTGGAAAACTCAATTTTTATATGGACTGGTTTGCTGCCTATATATAGTACTTGTACTGGCAACGTCAAAAATACGGTGATAGAAGCATCAAGGCTAGATTTTCATACTGGGAATGTGACTATGGATGGTGTGCTGTTTAATAATAAAGCTATGGAAATGTGGGGTTATGGAGGCCCGATAGTAGAAAATGTGGATTTTTCAGAACAGACAGGAAAGGTATGTGCTAATAATTGCATAACCACGTTTTTAAACTGCAAATTTGACAGTTTTGCTGATCAAATTGAGGTGTACTACAATGGAACTGTAGATGTGGAAGTAACTTTGGATCTTAACATAGTGGATAAAAATAACAATGTGATCAGCGGCCTCGCGATCCAGATAAGAGACAAAAACGACAATATTGTTTATGATGATGACGGTGTTGATGCTTTTGATATGCTTATTTATAAAAGAGTCGAGGTCAGTAACGTACCAACGATCACGGAGTACAATCCATTTACAATTACGGTGTCAAAGAAAGGCTATAAAACATATAGGGCTGTCTTCTCTTTAACCCAAAAAACAAATTGGACTATTCAGCTTGAGCACAGTCCATATGCAACAATTGTGGGAGTGAGTTAAAATGTCAGATTACTTTGATGGAGTTGTAATATGACTACGTATTATATAGATGCAGCGAATGGGGATGACGTTACTGGAGATGGAACGACTGTGAGCCAATTAACAGCCGGAACACATACGACAGGAGAATTTGTAAGAACAGCTTTCTCCACTGGCTTGATAGCCGCGAACCTTGAGGCTCATGATATTGTTGGGATGAAATTATGGCGTGACGGTGATGATGGAACGGATGATCTGGCGAAAGCGGCAATAATGTTACAGGTGCATTTTGAATTTACGCAAAACAGATTAGGTGAACCTGTTTAAAAAGGAGAAAATATGAATTACAATGATTTGGAAGTTATGATGATTGCAGGAGATCAACTTTCCGAGGTTGTTCGCCTCGGAGACATTGAAAACGTGGAGATCGTTAATCAGGCCAAAAGGATTTTCGGGGGGGCAGAAGATTTGCTCTGGGAGTCTAAAAAATGTCATGTTGAAAAGGGCGATATTGTTGTGGAGATAGGGGCTTGCATCGGTCTTTTCTCATTACGGGCTGGATTGCAGGGGGCGAAAAGAATCGTGTTATTTGAGCCGAATGATCCGAACCGATACTGTGCGACGTATAACGCAAATCTTGGTTTCGCAAGTCGCAGGTCAAAATATCCGGTGCGGGTGATCAATGCGGCGGTATGTGATTATGAGGGAGTTGCTCCATTTTTTGACGTTCCGGCAATCGGTCAACATGGGATGTTCAAATTGAATCGGGCTGTCGATGCAAGGCAAATCAAAACCATGACGCTTAATTCGCTATTTCGCAAACGGATTGTGACAAAAATCGACTTCCTTAAATGTGACGGGAACGGAGCCGAAACGCTGATATTTGATGGGATATCAAACACCAATTTGAAAAAGATCAGAAAGCTCTCTGTCCAATATCATCATCATGTGGAGGAAAGATGTTCAGGTTGGAGAAAATCATTTCTTGCAAGGCTGAAAAAACTGGGATACAATATAGAAACAGGGCCGAGAAATAGCTGGAATGATGACTGGATTAGGGCGTGGCGGTCATGAAAATAAAAATGATCAAAGAAGGCGGCGGTTTTGAGTTTATTGAACATAATCAGACTGGAAATGTAAATATTGCCCGCCGCATCAGAGGCACTTGGAATATTCCACCTAATCAGCGATATTGGGAATGTCAGGAATGTAAGCCGGAAAAAGGCGATGTGGCGGTCGAAGTCGGGGCTGACATAGGTATTTTTGCCATCCACGCCGGGGCTTGCGGTGTATCTCAATATATCGGATTCGAGCCAAACATACAAAATCATACCTGCGCAAAACACAACGCTACAATAGGGCGTGATGGATTCGGCGAATATGCGATTGTCTATAATTGGGCCGTTTCCAATATCGTAGATGATGCTGATTTTTATGAAGGGAACGGGATCACGGCTCATGGATTGATCGATCAAGGGATGGATGAAAATAAACGAACTGTCCATGTTGTGACGCTGGATTGGCTGTTTGATATTGGCATCATTGAGTGGATTGACTTTCTGAAGGTCGATTGTAACGGGAGTGAGGCGGCGGTCTTCGATGGATTATCAGATGCGAATCTTGCCAAAGTGAAAAAAATCTCCGTACAATATCATCATCTGTTAGATGATTTTAGACCGGGCTGGTATGGGATATTCAGGCAGCGACTCCGGGATAATAATTTCAATTTCAAAATTCAAACTGTCAACGAGTTCGGCGATTCCGTTCTTGTCGCATGGAGGGAGAAATAATGTCAGTAGATCTGCCTGAAGAACATCATTTTATTTTAGACAAAAAAATGAAAGCCGCACTATCGAAATTCACATGGGATCTACAAGGGCGCCGGTTATTCGCTTATCTGTCAACTTGCTCAATTTCAGGTGATTCCGATGAATTCGGACAAGGCGAGATCCTCGCGGCTGGCCGAGGGTGGCCTCTTGATTTCACTTATCCAGAATTTATCGCCATCCTCAAACAGGTTCCTGCCTCAAAAATAAAATCTGTCAAAACGGCCATTGCATCGGCCTCAAATGCGGAAGATATTTTCAGGACATTTTTACCATTTATCCAATGGGTTTTGGAGAAATATTTATTGACAGTTGAACTAAAAAAGGAGCAAAACGATGAATGAAATGAATCAACAAGGGGCGCCGCAAAAGCAATTTATCTTAAGCGATATGTTGCGAATGAATCTGATTAATTATCTGAATAATTCCAGCAGCCCTTCCTATGTCCATCAACAGGTGCAAGAGTTTTTGATTATGTTGCACAATTTAAGAGAATATCATGCTCCGACGCCGGTTGACGTACCGCCGCCGGAAGATCTGCCGAAGGAACCGAAAGGAGGCAAGAAATGAACAAAGATCGGACCAAGTTATTTAGTTTTTGCGTGGTGGTTATTTTCGCCTTCATTCTCGCTATGATTTGGTTTGCGGACGCTCAATATGTGACCAAGTTCACAGTTGACGACATTGAGGAAATTAACACAATCAGTCATTGCCGGCTGGAATTCACAATCCATTACCAGGGTTATTTTCCGTTTTACGGACAGCGAGGCTGGAGGATCTATATGGTCCCGGCTCCGTATGTCATCGGGTGGGATGACCCACAATATACCTATTGCGTTTGGGTAATGCCGCATGAGGGCCAATATATTGATCGTGTTTTCTGGGTGCCACGTCCGGCCTTGCTTGTTGGTGATTGGACTCTCCGGGTGGATGCCGTCAATACGTATCGAGAAACGATTGCTTCTTCATTTGAATTTCAATGGAATTTCGGTAATCCAGTGCCTGAGCCGGTGGATGATTACGAATATAGAGCAGAGATTCCGTGGGTGACGGCGTCCTCTGTGTGGCTGACTTCACTGGCGTTGTTAAATCCGAAACAAGAATCGATTGATATTATGATCGAAATATGGGATGAAAACGGCTACCCGGTGGAGTTGTTCAACGGCGAATATTTTATCAACTTCGCCCTGAATTCAAGAGAAAACTTTCCAGTATTTTTCCACGATTTATTTTACGCATTTGATTTTGAGACTGAAACATTTTTCGGGAACGCAAGGATTACGAGTGACGATTATATCTCATATATCTATATGATTGACAATATGGTGACGGCCTATTCGATTGCTTATGGTGCGGAATCAAAAGAATTCATAGTTGACTAACGCGAGAGCAAGGGGTCTTATGATGGATGCTACAATTATCGTTGCGGCGATAGCTTTATTGGGACATATTTTGTGGGCTATTATTTTCTATCTTTTCAAGGAGAAAATGAAAATGTTTGTGACGAAGGATCAGCTTGTAGAGGGTAAGATTCCCACGGCCAGACTTGAGGAACAAATGGACGCTTTGGCCGACAAAATGGACGCTTTTGATAAAAAGCTATTATCCATTTGTGAAAGTCTATCAATAAAATACGTTCCGCGGGAACTGTGCAAGGTGCTGAGAGAGAAATTCCAAGAGTCGGGCAAATCATGAAACGCTGGCAGAAGGTAACATTTTTCAGCGGTGTTGTGATCTTGTCAACCTGTCTGTTATTGGGCCAAGTGATCGACGCGGAGAAGTGGGCCTACATCACTGGACTTGCAATGACTCTCATGGCAGGTGCCAATATTGGTGAACATTATATCCGTACAAAAAACGGAAAGGGGTTAAAATGAGTGATGAACTTTTTGAAGATGAAGTTAGGCTTATATTTGACCGGGAAGGTTATTTATCCGATCATCCGGCAGATAAAGGGGGCCGAACAATCTGGGGGATTACGAGCCGTGATTACCCGGAGGATGTGAAATTAATGGAGCAGATGGGGAAGGCCGCATCAAGGGCGCACGCAAAGATGATCTATCGCCGGAACTATTTCAAGCCGGTTGGAGTCCTTGCGATTCCAGAGGAAGGCGATATTCTCGGAGCGCAGATGTTTGATTTCTCCGTC